GTCAATTAATTTAAAAGGGACTTTGAACAATTCTGTAAAGAAAGGTTTAAAATGGAGGTTTCTGCAGAAAAATCTGTAAGTACAGATGAGAAGACATTGGGAGTGCAACAATTAGATCTACCAGGTTTACAGAGGGACTACTCTTCTGTTCACAAAAGGTGTTTTTAGTGGCTTTTTGGAGATAAAGAAACTAGACTGGGCTATAAGTCACTTAGCTCAGAACCTGATGGTGGAGCTCTCGGTAATACGCACCGATGGACATATGCGTTCTACGATCGTCCTAAATTCTGTTCTTACTATTGGAAAAAGGACGGTACAATGATAAGACCCTCAATTGAGGTATGGGAAAGACAAATTTCACCTGAGAGACCAATCCAAAATATAAAAGACTGGGTAAATATTCTATTATGTGCAGCTATGGAAAATTACGGTAACTAACATGTTACAAATAGAATAATGCACTATCTGTATGATGCCTTATGGTATTAAAATAATGGCTATGATACAATGGAAAAAGCCAAAGAGTTGTTACTAAAGAGACTTTAAAAATTCAAGAATAAAACTCAAAGTCTAGTCCTTCAACCATAAGTACTTTAAATGGAAGGAAGACTTTTTTATAGGTTCAACAATGAAGTAGAAGATCTCGAAAAAGATCCTGTATTTATTTAACAAATGCATATATGGACAAAATAAGTTAAACAAATAAGGAAACTTTTTAATAAAGAAGCTAAGGAAGGTGTAGATTACTACAATGTAAGGAGAGTAATGAGATCAATGTAGGGGAAAAGAAGTATCATACAGATGTTCAAATAAGGGTAAAGCTTTTAAGAAGGCAGAGAGCATATGGTAGAAAGTTTGAAATCAAAATATCAATCTTAAGATATTAGATAACTTGGAGTAGAAAAGGCTATGACAAAAGAAAGAGAACTTTAAAGGATAAATAGAGTTTGTTAAACTCTTTAGAGATAAAGTGATTTCAGTGATGAAATTGCTTCAAGTAGAGTAAATATGAAACAAATAGAAGAAGAGGATTTTTCTTTAGAGCCAGAAGATTTATATCAAAAGATTTTAGAAGATTATGAAACCTTGTTTTAAGGCCAAGATGACATGGCGTCATTCGAAGGTCCAGGGGAATTCGATAACATATTTAACTTATATGGTTAACAATTAAGTGATTATTCAACTGATGTTGATGATGATACTTATTGAACATGAATAGTGAAAGTTAAATGGTTTAGAGTTAACCCTGTTAGGATGCTGACG